ACACGAGAAACAATCATGGTAGTTATTGGGTATTTGGCATGGTTTATGCATATGCAATTATTATGCCAGATTATTTAGTCCTGATTAGTTGGCATAGTTCTTGCATATCAATAAGTTGGTATGGATCTTGCATGGCTGGGTGGTGTCACAACAACACACAAAATCTTTGTAGTATCTCTACAAACTACAAAGTTGCTTTGTAGTATCTCTACAAACTACAGAGTTGCTTTGTAGTATAGCAAACAAACTACATAGTTTTTGTGTAGTTTAGCTGGGCTATGTAGGGGTATGGGGTGGCCTTAAATATATGAAACAGACACTAAAATTATCTCACAGAAATTCTCAATATCGGCTCTACAGTCCTACAGAGTGTTGTATATATGTCACACCACAGTAACTAATATGTGTATTAATAACTATAAAGGTACTTGACAAGATCGCTCTATTACAGTATAATAGTACTATAAAGAATAACTTAAATTTTTAATTATTATTAATATAAAAAACTATTCTATTATAAAATTAATTTAGTTTCTATATAGTAGAGGATTATCACAATATGTCTGACAAAAAATTCAAACCGCATATGATGTACTCTAAATCAGGTAAAGGTGTGAAAGCTAAAACACACAAAGAACATCTGTCTTTAAAAGCAAAAGGCTACACTCACACTAAACCTAAAGTTAAAAAGAAAAAATAATGTATAAAGATTCATTAGGCAGATTTCTTACTCTGTGTCTTTTTCAAGAAAATTATGAACATCAGAATAAAAAGTACCCAGCAGTATACTCATTAAGAGATCCTGATCCAGACAATCCAAATCAGTTACCATCTTTTAAGAAACTCTTTATGGATACCAAAGACATCACAGGTTATAAGGTAGCCATGCAGGAGCTTGGCAGTTGGGAGCATATGCAGAAATTATTTAAATCAAAATGGTTTATGGCTCATTTTGTCAAATGGGTTGATGAAATGGAAGTAATGCTCAAAGCAGAAGGACTACTCAAGATACAAGAACATTCATTAGGAGAAGGCTCTACTTCTTTTCAGGCTGCTAAATACTTATCTGACAAAGGGTGGGAACCCAAACGAGGGCGTCCGACAAAGGCTGAAAAGGCCAAAGAAGTTGCAAAAGAAAAAGCTCTTGAAGAAGCTTTAGAGGATGATATGGAAAGAGTTTTACGTGTCGTTAAATAAAATAGATGAAATAAGACAAGCAGCAGAACAGGATCTTATATCTTTTATTCATCTTGTATCTCCTAAAACTGTTCTTGGTTTATGCCACGAACAAATGATAAGATGGTGGACAAGACAGAATGCCCTATCTCATCAGTTGGTTTTGTTTCCCAGAGATCATCAGAAGTCTCGAATGGCTGGCTTCAGAGTAGCATGGGAGATAACCAAACGTCCTTGGATCAGAGTTCTTTATATATCATCTACCTCTAACCTTGCAGAAAAACAATTAAAGTTTATTAAAGATATACTTACCTCAGATATATACAGGCGTTACTGGCCTGATATGATAAATGAAGAAGAAGGTAAACGTGCCAAGTGGACTAACTCTGAAATCGAAGTAGATCATCCCAAGCGTTCAGAAGAAGGAGTCAGAGACCCTACCATTTTTACTGGAGGTCTTACTACATCTCTTACAGGACTACACTGTGACATAGCTGTACTTGATGATGTGGTTGTATATGAAAATGCCTACACAAAAGAAGGCAGAGACAAAGTACAAAGTCAATATTCTTTGCTAAGCTCTATTGAAGGAGCCGATGCTGAGGAATGGGTTGTGGGAACCCGATACCATCCGAAAGACCTGTATGGTGAATGTATGGCAATGAGGGAAGAAACCTTTGATGACGATGGAGACATCAATGGTTCAACACCAGTATATGAAGTATTCGAGAAAGCCGTTGAGGATAGAGGAGATGGAACGGGAGAGTTTCTATGGCCTAGGCAGTCAAGAGGAGACGGAAGATATTTTGGATTTGACAGGAAGGTCCTTGCTAAGAAAAGGGCGAAATATCTTGACAGAACCCAGTACCGTGCTCAGTACTACAATGATCCAAACAATCCAGAATCTCAAAGAATAAGATCAGAACTTTTTCAGTACTATGATAGAAAGTACTTGACAAGAGATTCAGGTATATGGTATAATAAGGGGAATAGGTTGAATGTCTTTGCTTCTATAGACTTTGCCTATTCTTTGTCTAAGAAAGCTGACTACACAACAATTGTAGTTGTAGGTGTATCTGAAAGAAACAATATCTACGTGCTAGATATAGAACGTTTTAAAACAGACAGAATATCGGATTACTTTGAAGCAATACAAAGACAACATATTAAATGGGACTTTCGTAAGATACGTGCAGAAGTTACAGCTGCTCAGTCAGCTATTGTTAAAGAATTAAAAACAACATACATTAAAGAAGCAGGTCTTGTTCTTACAGTTGATGAACATAAACCTACTCGACACAAAGGTTCTAAAGAAGAAAGAATAGCTGCAGTACTAGAACCTAAATATGAAAATATGTCTGTCTGGCATTACGAAGGTGGAAACTGTCAAGTACTTGAAGAAGAACTTACTCTTGAGAATCCACCACATGATGACGTTAAAGATGCTTTAGCTTCTGTAATTGAAATAGCAGTTCCACCTACAGGACAAAAGTACTACAGAAAAAAGTCAGGTAATATTCTGACACACCCAAGATTTGGAGGGGTAGCAGTACGCTAATGGCAAGACGTAAAACATTATCTCCAAGAGATGAATTTGGTAATAGGTTTGTAACTTATACCAACACACCACAAGAAGCTGTTCTTGCTCAGCCTGACCTCCGCACAACTAAACAAGCATCGCAAGAACAAAGACTTAATCGTGTACAAAGTGGTGAAGACTTTGGTGCTTTTGATCCTCCTGATGACTTTTCAAGTGGTTTATTTGATAGTACATCAGATAAATATGATGATGCAGATAATCTTATGTCTCCTATGAGCGAAGGTTTTAATGCTGGGTTGAGATCTCAAAACTTAAATCAAGCAGCTAATGTTGCTACTGTTGTTAGTTTAGTTCCCGGTCCTGTTGGTACAGGAGCAGGAATAGTAGGAGCAGGACTTAGATATGCTGCTTCAGAAATGGAAGGTGCAAGAACAGGACGATCAGCTTATGATGTACTTGCAGATAAAGCAAAATCTGCAGTAGGTATGCAGACTTCAACAGACAAAATGAGAGAAACATCTCTACAAAGATCTATAGAAGAAGACGACATAGCAGCAAGACAGGCTGCAAGACAGTCTGCAATAACAGTACAACAAAATCAAGCAATAGCTGCTAATAGAAGTTTTATAAATCAAGAACCAACAGAAGCAGGATATAGATCTACAGGAAACCCAAGAGGTTCTCGTTCAGATGTAAGTGATGTAAATGCAGGAGAAGGAAATAGAGGATTAGGACCAACAACAAGAGGACCTACTCCAAGTTCTCCCAGTGGTAATGTTGGAGATATAGGCAGTGATACTTCAGGTTATACAGGTTTTGGTATAGGAAGTGGTGAAGACGATGGGTTTGGTAGTGTATAATGGCTGGTAGAACTTTAGATATAACAGAATACTTAGGTAAACCTGAAGACCTTGCCACACACATCACTACTCAGTTTGATGACTGGCAACGTATGCGTATTAGATGGATTGAGGAGAAGAAGGAGTTACGTAACTATGTCTTCGCCACAGATACCACCAAGACTACCAACGCTACCCTCCCTTGGAAAAACTCCACAACCATCCCAAAGATATGTCAAATCCGTGATAACCTTCATGCTAACTACATGGCTGCTCTTTTTCCTAATGACGATTGGCTTATTTGGGAAGGAGATGACGAAGACGGAGAAGCAGTTGAAAAGCGTAAAGTTATCCTTGCATACGTAAAAAACAAATTAAGAAATGCAAACTTTATTAACACAGTTTCTGAAATGGTATACGACTTTATTGACTTTGGAAACGTAATAGGTTCTAGCGAATACATTAATGAAGTAAGAGAAAACATGGACACTGGAGAAATAACTCCGGGGTTTGTAGGTCCAAGAGCTATAAGAGTTTCACCATATAGTATTGTGTTAAACCCTGTGGCTACTCATTTTGAAAATAGTCCTAAGATTATAAGAAGTGTAAAGTCCCTTGGAGAAGTAGCTGCTGACATTGAAGACCACCCAGAAATGGGATACTTAGAAGGAGTCTTTGAAAAGATTACTGATATAAGAAAATCAATTGCAGGTCTTAACACAAACGATGTGCATGAAGCACAAGGTATGCAGATAGACGGCTTTGGTTCTTTACTTGAGTATTTTCAATCAGGCTACGTAGAAATTCTGGAGTTTCATGGTGACATCTATGATGTACAAAAGCAAGAACTTTTAAAAAATCATATTGTAACTGTTGTTGACAGAGCACACATTTTAAGAAAAGTACCTAATCCATCTTGGAGAGGACAGTCTTTACGTCATGCAGGATGGCGTCTTCGTCCCGGTAACCTTTGGGCTATGGGTCCATTAGATAACCTAGTAGGTATGCAGTATCGTTTAGATCATTTAGAAAACCTTAAAGCAGATGTGTTTGATCTTATTGCTCATCCTGTTTTAAAAATAAAAGGACACGTTGAAGCTTTTAACTACGGACCCGGAGAAGAAATCTATATAGGTGACGAAGGTGACGTAGACTTTATGAGACCTGATACCACCGCCCTTAATGCCGATCTTCAAATAGACCGTCTTGAAGCCAAGATGGAAGACATGGTTGGTGCTCCTAAGCAAGCAATGGGAATCAGGACTCCGGGAGAGAAAACAAAGTTTGAGGTTCAGACCCTAGACAATGCTTCCTCCCGTATTTTTCAATCTAAGATTACTTACTTTGAAAGAAACTTTTTAGAGCCTTTGCTTAACGATATGCTTGAACTGGCTCGTAGAAATATGGAAATCAGTGATGTGGTCCGTGTGGTGGATGATGAGTTTGGTGCTGCACTCTTTGAAACAATTACTCCAGAGGATCTTGCCAGTAGAGGTAAGCTACGTCCTGTGGGGGCCAGACACTTTGCAGCAAAAGCAAATCAATTCCAAAACCTTAACGCTTTAGCTAACTCAGTACTCTTTCAAGACCCTGCAGTTAACACACATTTCAGTGGAGCTAAGTTAGCTCAGGTAATAGAAGAACTACTTGACATTGAAAAGTTTGAACTTGTTTCTCCTAATGTTCGTGTGGCTGAACAACTTGAAACACAACGTTTAATAGACACAGGTTCTCAACAACTTCAAGAAGAAAGAGCTGCTGCTGGTGGTCCACAAGAACTTTCACCAGAAGAAGGAATGATGGAATGAAAATTAAAAAATTAAAACCTACTCCTTTTAAGCCTAAAAACTTAAAAGGTATGATAAGTAAAAAACATAGTGCAACAAAACGTTTAGCAAAGAAAATTAAAAAATTAACAACCTAGGAGAAAGACTATGGCTTACGGAAAACCAATGAAAAAAATGCCAGCAAAGAAAAAGAAAAAGAAAATGTAATAAAGGAGAATACTTATGCCTTATGGTAAAGGTACTTACGGAAATAAAAAAGGACGCCCACCATTAAATAAAAAGAAAAAGAAAAAGAAAATGAAATAGTAAAGGAGTGTGTAATGTCTAGGACCAAAAGACTCAGCACATTGTGGACCCAACATATAAAGCGTAAAGAAAACGAAAAAAACGAAGACTACAAAAAACGTAAAAATGATTTTGAAGCTTACGTCAGAAACTCTAAAGAAATTCTAGAAGTTTTAGAAAAAGTTATTAATAACAAAATACGTGAAGCAGAAAAATCTAAAGAAGACGATTATGATAAAGCCAGTTGGCCTTATCTAATGGCAGACCGCCAAGGCCAGATCAGGGCTTTAAAATACATAAAGGAGACCATCCAGTTATGAGCGACATATTTGAAGAACAGGCCAACCCCCCAACAAGTACGCAGACCACAGGGTCTGTTGCGGAGTTGGTCGGTGAAGGTAAAAAATTTGCTACTGTAGAAGACCTTGCAAAAGGTAAAGCAGAAGCAGATATGTTTATCGAGCAATTGAAGAAGGAGCAAGCTGAACTAAGATCAGACCTAGATCAAAGACTCTCAGCCCAAGACCTTCTTGAAGAAATTAGGAAGGAACGTGAAGCACAACTTCAAGCATCTTCAGCACCTTCAGAGGGGAACACCACTCCTTCGTTAGGACAAGATGATATTACCAACCTAGTTAAACAAACTATCGAGCAGAGGGAAACTCAGCAGACCGCTGAAAATAACATTCTAGCTGTAGACCGTAAAATGAAAGAACTCTATGGAGATAAAGCTCAAGAGGTTATGCTTCAGAAAGCAACAGCTTCTAATATTTCTACAGATTTTTTAAAAGACATTGCAGCAAAAAGCCCTAATGCTTTTTATAATGTTCTTGGTTTATCGACACAAAAACCAACTACACCTACGTTGACCACAGGTACAGTTGACACATCTGGTACTCAGACAAATACAAGTTCAGGAAATTCTTGGGCAGACTTTGAAACTATGCGTAAAGAAAACCCTAAATTATACTGGAAGCCTGAAACTCAGATGCGTATTCTAAAAGAAAAACAAGAACAAGGTGAATCATTTGGAAACTAACGTTTATAAGGAGAGACTACTATGATGGATACTGGTAACACAGGTCATCTGATTCGTTCAGAGGTCTGGTCTAGCCAGTTGAAGGAAGTCCTTGAAGATGAGTTGATGGGACAAGGTTATGTAAATTGGATGAGTGAGTTTCCTGACGGAACTTCTTTTACAATTCCTTCAATTGGTCAAGCTCAGACTGATGACTATACTGAAAATGCTTCAGTACAATATCGTGCTCTTGACACTGGTCAATTTCAATTTACAATTGGCAAGTACAAGTCAAGTGGTAACTACATAACGAACAAAGCCAAACAAGATGCATACTACATGAATCAGTTGGTTAGTTCTTTCGTTCCCAAGCAAGCCAGAGCTATTATGGAAACGCTTGAGACCGATATTATGGCTTTGTCTGCAAAGCAAACTGCTTCTAATTCTAACTCCGTTAATGGTGCAGAGCATCGTTTTGTTGGAACAGGAACAAACGAAGTAATTGCTGTAGCTGACTTTGCTAAAGCTCGTTATGCTTTAAAGAAAGCTAACGTTCCAGACAGGAACTTGATTGCTATCGTTGACCCTTCTGTTGAGTATGCAATGAATACGCTTACCAACATAACAAACGTAAGCAATAACCCTCGTTGGGAAGGCATTATCACTTCTGGTATTGCTTCAGGTATGAGCTTCCTTGCCAACATTTATGGCTTTGATGTTTATACCAGTAACTACCTTGCTGATGCAAATGAGCAAATTGGTGGTTCAGGCCCAACAACGGCTGCTGGTAAAGCTAATATGTTCTTCTCTGCGGATCCTACCGTCTTGCCCTTTATTGGTGCATGGCGTCAGATGCCACAGGTTGACAGTGAGTATAACAAAGATTATCAGCGTGAAGAGTACGTTACTACTGCTCGTTACGGTGTTGATCTTTATCGTCCTGAGAACCTTGTTTGCGTTCTCACTGACACAGACCAAGTATAAGGGAGGGTTAAATTATGAGTGCTAATGAATTTTACACGAATAGCGATGGCCTGAACATTCGTTTTGGTCTTGAAAAAGGAGGTGCTGCTAAAGAAGGCGTCATCTCTACTATGGGTGATGAAAGTGTTTTGAAGGTCAGAGTCGTAGGAGTTGACTTAGGATCTTCAGGAGCACCACTAGCTACCCATCCACTAGCAGGTATTCCTACAGGAGCACATATTATTAGTGCAAGATTGTATGTTACTGAAGCGTTTACATCTGGTGGTTCTGGAACCCTTACTTTGGGTTTATATAACGATGATGGTGACGGAACATTTTCAGTTGTTGATGAAGATGGTATTGATGCCACTATTGCTAAAACAGCACTTGATGCTATAGGTGATCATGTTGACTGTGATGGTGCATTGGTCGGTACTGGTACTGCAGCTATTGCAGGTACTGGTGGACGCCCAGTGTTTGTCTCAGGGCTTTATGCTACAGCTGCATTTACAGCTGGTAAAGCTGACTTGGTTATTAAGTATCGTATCTAAATAAAGTTGGAGGGGGTTAAGCAGCCTCCTCCTTTCTTTACTTTAAGGAAATAAAATGACAGTCAATCATAAAGACCTTACAACCACAGCTTTACATGAGCCGAAGGGAGCACACTCAGCATCAGCTAGTAATGTCTATGTAGCAAATGGATCAGGTTCAGGTACATGGCAAAAAATTTCTACTTCTGAGATTGGCACTTCATTTAAAAATACTAATAAAATAATTCTTAATTTGTGTATTGATGATATTTCTACAGCTACCTCATATTTTATTGTATCACCTATTGCTGGAGATATTGAAAAAATGTTTTCAGTTATTGATCAGGCCATTGCCACAACAGATACTACTTTAACTGCTGAAATTGCAGGTACTGCTGTTACTAACGGAGCTATTACAATAGCCCACTCTGGTTCTGCAGCTGGCACAGTAGATTCAGCAACTCCTTCAGGACAGAAAACATTAACTGCAGGACAGGCTATTGAAATTGTTTGTGGTGGTCAGACTAACACATCTAATGCTCGTGCTCATGTTTCAATTGTAGTGGATGTATCCTGATGGCAAAATTAACTCATTCTGATTTAACTCAACTAAGCAGTAACGAAACTTCTGCAGTTAATACTATTAATGCTAATGGTGCTTTAACTGAAGCTGCTTTAGAAAATACTTTATCCAGAGATGGTACTTCGCCTAACACTATGGGTGCTAGTCTGGATATGAACAGTAATAAAATTCTTAATGTTGCAGCAGGTACAGCTAGTTCTGATGGTGTAAACCTTTCTCAATTAACTTCTGCTACTGGGCAAGTTCCCGGTTTGAGTATGATTATGGAAACTACTCAAACTGATTCTGATCAAGGTAATGGTAAAATATGGTTTAATGCTGCAGTTGCTTCTGCAACAATTGCATACATAGATGATCTTGATTCGGGTGGTGGGGCTATCTCAACCTTTGTACAAACATGGGATAACTCTACTAACTTAAGTTCTCGTGGATATATCTATGTTGTACAAAAAGCTTCTGCTGTTAACTACGCTGTTTTTGAAATTGATGGAGCTGTAACAGACGCTTCAGGCTATACAAAAATACCTGTAAACTATGTAAGTGGTGATGGCACACTAGCTGACACTGATCCAGTATCAGTACATTTTACCAGAACAGGTGATCAACCTGCTATTCCTGCTCTTAAAATGAAATGGGATACTGCTACTGCTGACTCAGATCAAGGAGCAGGTACAGTATTTCTTAACAATGGAACTATTAGTTCAGCCTCAGTTTTATATATAGATGATGTAGATGCTGCTGCTGGTACTTCAATTAATAGTCAGGTTGATAGTTGGGATGATTCAACCAATACTATTAAAGGAACTATAACAGTTACTAAAGCTACTAATGCTGCTGTATTTGCCACGTTTAATGTAACAGGTTCAGTTACTTCTGCTTCTACGTATTCTAAAATAGCCGTTACTCATGTTACAAGTGTAGGTTCATTTTCTGATGGAGATGAAGTATTTGTACAGTTTGTACGTTCAGGAGATAAAGGAGATACCGGAAGTACTGGAAGCACCGGAAGTACTGGTAGTACAGGTCCAACTGGTCCAGATGGTTTTGGGGGTTTACCTTATACATTTAGTACTACCACTACAGATAGCGATCCGGGTGCAGGTAATATTCGATTAAATAATGGAACACTTGGTTCGGTAACAGCTGCTTATTTAGACGATACATCTGCTGCAACAAGCAACCCAGACGTTAGTGCTTTTCTTTTAACATGGGATGATTCAACTACTACTTCTGATCGTGGTCAAGTCACTATTGTTAAAAAATCTGCACAACAAAATTTTGCTATTTATAAAATTAGTGGAGCATCAACAGATGCATCTGGCTATGTTAAGCTGGCATTAACTCATGTTGATAGCTCTGGAAGTTTTTCCAATAGTGATGATGTTTTAGTACATTTTGCAAGAACAGGTAATGCTGGAGCAGGATCAGGTGATTTATTAGCAAGCAATAATCTATCAGACGTAGCGAGTGCGTCTACTTCACTCAGTAACTTAGGTGGCGTTGGTGTCGGCCTAACGCTGGCATTAGGAGGATAACAAATGGCAGACACACTTAAAGGCGTTAATCACGATCTTACTACAAGTCTAGGCGATAGTGCTTTGACAGCTGGTGGATCGGAAATCATTACAATAATTGGATTACAGGTAGCAAATATACACGGCTCAAATGCTGGTCTATTAGATGTTTATGTAGATAGAGCTAGTGGTGATGACGGTTATCTAGTCAAAGGTATTTCAATTCCAGTTGCAGACACATTGTCTGTTATCCAAGGCAAAGTTGTTCTTGGTGCGGGTGATGCCATTCAATTGAAAGCGGATGCTACTTCTACACTTGAAGCAACCATCTCTTACCTCTCGCAGACATAGGTGAACCATGAGTGGATATTTATCTGGACGTACAAGTTTAACAACAGTTAAAGCTTCTGATTTAGAAGACCCACTAGTTTCTTCTTTTACAGAAGTAACAGCAACAGCTTCAGATTCGATTATCTTAGGTGATGCTACAGATAGCGGTAATACAAAGCGAGATACCATACAAGGTATTCTTGATCTTGCTGGTGGTGGGGGTATGGAATCTGTTCAGGTATTTACCTCTTCAGGAACATGGAATCGCCCATCTGGTATTACTAAAGTGCTGGTAGAAGTCAAAGGCGGGGGAGGTGGCGGTGGCGGTGGTTACACCGACAACCATACTGGGGCTGGTGGTGCAGAAGGTGGCACAGCGATAGAGTTTATAGACGTTAGCTCCACAAGTTCTGCCACAGTAACTATTGGTGCTGGTGGTTCAGTAGGAACTGGCTCGAACGGTGCTGGTGGTAGCTTCACTGCTGGAGGGACAGGCGGTACATCTAGCTTTGGTAGTTTTTGCAGTGCTACTGGAGG